CTTGGTGCTGTTAGATCAATCCCCGGTATGGAGTATTCTCCTGAGAAATCCGGGGATTCTTTTTATTTATGGATGTTGTAATCGATGGGGAGGGATACGATCTTATGCCTATATGAGGTGTCCCCGGGGAGGTTGCTCATATAGGCATAAGTTTTTTTATACCTGGCGGAGCGTCCTCCTGGATGAGTTCATCCCTGAAAAATGCCTGCCCGATGATTCTGTCGTCAACTCTTTCGGCTGTTACTCTGTAGATAAAGATTTTGAGGATGGCGTGTTTTTCTGCCATGTCTTCTGAGGTAAGAAGATCGAGCAGTTTATCTGACAGTTCTTTGACCTCTGCAGGGGTGCGCATGTGGATCTGTGTGCTGGTGGCCTGGCTTTCAAGTAGATCGATCTCGTGTTCAAGCCGGTGAACCTCTGATTCTAGCAGCCTTATCCTTTCGAGGATGGATGCAGGGGCGTTGGGTTCTTCTGCAATTTTATCCACCAGGTTATTGAGACGGCGCCGGTTGTCGTGAAGTTCTTTTTGCTTAAGCTTGATGGACGCTTTCAGCTCAGCAGATTTTGACGCTGACAGCAAAGCTCTGTCTTGTTCACGGTTGACCAGGATTTCAGGATCCTGAATGTATTCGGTCAATTTCTGGATGACGATATCTTCAATGTATTTTTTGGGCAGGCTGAGCGCGTCGCACTCCATTCTGGCTTTTTTGCCTGTGCAGACGTAATAATCATTGCGCTTTTTACCGCCAAAGTGGACGACATGGCCATTCATGATACTGCCGCATTTTTGACAGTAAAGCAGGCCGCTGAGCAGGAATTCGCTCGATGCTCGTTTGGGATGGTCCTGGGATTTACGCCTGCCGATCTTGCGTGTCTCTGGTCTGTTTTGGTAGTTGAGTTCCTGGACTTTGTTCCAGATGTTGATCGGAATGATGGGTTCGCAGTAGTCTTTGACCACTGTGCTGCCAAAGATGAGCTCACCAATATACAGCCTGTTTCTGAAAAAGGTCGAATAGCAGCTTCTACTTTTATATAAGTTCAGCTTGTCGTGGATCTGCTGAATGCCATAGCCGTCAGACCGCATTTTGAATGCACTGATCACTAAGGGCACAAGATCAGGATTTGGAACCCAGCAGGATACTTTATGCGGAGATCCATCACGCCGGATGCCGATAACCTTCTCTTTGAGCATGAACCCGACCGGCGGACGGCCAGAGATGGCACCGAACTCTTTGAGGTTGTGCTGCAGGCCGCGCTTGATGTCTCTTGACAGGTCCTCAAGGTATTTGGCGTTCATCCAGTCGATCATGGCCTCAAACACCTTGCCATCTGTGGTGTTGGGGATGTTGTCATTCATGGAGTGGATGATGTAGCCACGCCGGCGGAGATCAGCTTTGTAGAATTGGGCATCGTCTTGATTTCTGGCAAAGCGGGAGAGGGTCCAGAGTATCATGCCCTTGTCTCTGCAGTTTGGATCTCTGAAATGGTCGATCATATCCAAAAAGGAGTCGCGGGCATCAACTGAGGAGCCGGGGCGTGCGGCATCGGTGTAGATCTGTGTAAGAATGACGTTGTTTTCAGCGCACCAGGCTTCAATCTTCTCTTGCTGCTGGGCTGTTGACAGGTCTTGATCGTCGCCCCCCGAATCTCGAAGGTAGGCGACGATTGAAGCACCTGGCGGGAATGGTGATTTATCTGACATGATCGGATGCAATTTGTTCGTTATCAGTGCGGATGTAGGGCTGGTCGGCAACGGTGACCAGGGTTAGCTTTTGATCACCCATCATGAAGCGGTCACCGGATTTGATGCGGTCGATCAGCATTTTGCGAGCATATAGCCAGTCTCTGGTGAGGCCGTTATCGTTATTGTGGGTGGTGACAACCGCAGAATCAAGCCGGCACGGATCATCTTTATAAGTCACTTCGATGATCTCGTGCCAGAAGTATTCGTGGTTGGTCATCGGTGGTTCAAATTGACTTGGTAAGGTATGGCTTGTCATTTTAGTTTAGCAAAAAAGTATAAATAATCAGAAATGCCACAAAGCCAAAGAGAATAATCACTGGACCAAATGTCATCCATATAAGATCAAACTGATTTGGTACTCGAGGTTTTTTCATTCTAGACATATTTAACTTTCAGTGATGATGTTTTATAAACCGTACTAATTACCTATCAAAAGTTGATCCATTTGTTGATGCCAGGTAAAAGGCTTCAATGTAAGGCAATCGTAAAATAATATTTGAATTCTCAGCGACGGCTGCCATTGCAGACATTCGACACAACAATGAAACACCGTCCATCATTCGCAAGCACATTGCATCAGGAGAATCAAAAAACTTCATTTGGGTTCCAGCTCTAAACACCAAAAGAGTTACACCATCTGGTATGGCACCGATCGGTTGGATTGTAATAAATCCAAACAGCAAAACAAATACAAGGACTATAGCTACAATAATTATGATCGGCCAAACATTTGTTTTTTTGGGTTTCTCTACTACTTGTTGATCTGACATTTTCCCTCTCCCTTTTAATTATCCCAATCTGTAACAATAACTTTATATTTTAATTGCCCATCAGGCACTTTCATCATTATGGTAAATTGTGATTGTGCACCTGGCGGCAATTCATTTGAATCTGCGTAAGTCCAATCACTACCTACTTGAACCTCATTTTGATTATATGCATATCCAGTAAGCTCAATATACGAAATTGAGTGGTCGCATATATTCTTTATAGTTCCTTCAATGGTGAGGTAGTCGTAACTGTGATCGCCAGATGAGTCAATAATATCCACACATTTTTCATAAGTGTAATCTGACCTAACTCCGTTTGATATTCCACTTTTTTGTGTTCCGACCGCCCAGAGAATTACTACTACAAATACGATAATAGATATGAGAACCTTCATACCTGTAGAAAGCGGCTTGGGTGCAATTCTTTGAGGTTGGGTTTGATGTGGTTGAGTCATAACTTGCACAGGCGGCAGCACAAGATCGCGACCACAGTATCTACAGACAACAGCTTCATCTTGAATTTCTTCAGCACAATATGGGCACTTTTTCATTTTCCCTCCAAGGAAATAGCTAGACTAAGGATTTTGCAAGAATGTCCAAGTACCACAACCGTCTAATTCAACCTGAAAGCCAGATTCTGGAATATAAATGGTTCCACCAGCCATTCCAAAAAAGTTTCTTATAATTCCACCTGTTGCCGACGAGACTTTCCAATAACAATTGTCGTTTTTTCCATCTGAACGCCACACACCTGGTGCAATATCAACATTTACTAGATACATTCCACTTCCTTTGGCTTTTTTGAGAGGATCAAGAGTTGCAGTCATTGTTGGTGTAATGGTTGGAGTTGTTGTAATTGTTGGGGTAAATGCTGGCGTAGGTGTTTTTGTGGCAGTCGGAGGAATTATTGGTGTGGAGGTAGATTTTGGTGTAACAGAAAGAGCGATAACGATATTTTGATTAACCACTGATAGAGTTGAAACTTGGTTTTTTAATTCAATAATTTCTAATTGAATTGTTGATTTTTCCTCTTCCGTGATTATTTTTGGTGCGCATGCTGATAGCAACAATGAAATAACAATGATGGTCAAAATTATTCTATTCATTTTATCCTCCCGTTGAACATTTAGATTATTGGGTTTCGCCTCCCTGGTCAGAAAGGCGGGATTCGGTTTCTTCTCTGGTTAGCAGGCCGTTGATCAGGTCAAGAACGATCTTTTGTTTGGTGACAGGCAGCAGACCAGATTTGTGGTTAATCTCATCAAGAATGGTTGACCTGGTCTTTTCTGCAGGCAGTAAGCCGGCTTTAATAAAAACGGTCACCGGTGATATTTTCAGAGCGCCGGCAATATTTCGGCATACTTTTGGACCTGGTGATCTTCTTGAATTAAGGATGCCGCTGACAGCCTCTCTTGAGATTTTAGCTTCACGTGCAAGGTCAGCCTGGCTCCAACGCCTGGTTGATATTTCGTTCTGAAGCCATTCGACGAATCCCTCTGTAAACATAGTTTTGATTTTGTCATGATTGTCATGCACTGTGGACGATAATCTGTCAGCAATAAATGACAAAAGGGTGCAATGAAATGATAAAATAGACGTGATGTTTTCATAATATTTTTATAAAGTTTACAGGTAATGGGTTGGAATAGAGTCAGAATAATTTAAGATGTTTTCTCGATAAATCCTCCTTTTTTCTATTGCAATTATAGAACAAAAAATCTATAATAACACTGCCGATTACGAAAAGGGGTACTCTTATGCCACAAAGTTATTGCTCGGTTCCGTGCACCAAATATTTGCCTAAATGTTTTTCTAAAATGGCATTGATTTTTACAATGTCTTCTGGAGAAGCAGTTTCTTTACCTTTGTTTATACCTGATGATCGAATTTCAGAAAGTGCAGCAATCAGCGCTGTGGCTTCTTCTGAAGGTAAAACGGAAGATATTGACTCTTCGAGGGGTGGTTCAAGACCCAAAGGCTCATAAGATTCAAAGCCATAAATCGAAATTAATTTATTGCATTGCTCATCTGATGGTCTACTTGATAAATTGCCAAGTAGCCAATAGCTGACAGTCTGAGAACGATTTTCGAGCATTTTGGCAAAGTCAACAACCTTATAACGGATGTTGCCTTGTCTTTCCTGTTCAAATTTTTCGTTTATCCATTTAGTGAAAGTATTTGGATCAAATTCTTTCATTTTCATTTTCCCATTATAGCAATTCAATACAACTTTATATAAGCCTATTGACAAACTGCAAAACGATATGTATAATAAAAATTGTGATTTGCAAAATGAAAATAAGAAATGGCAGACAATGACAAAAAAAATTACAAACTCTTTTTCTTTATTGGCTGAGACTGACAACAAACTTAGTCTTATTGCTGATGGAACATATTTACGGTGGAAAGGTAATGTCATTGATCTAGCGGTGAGTGAGTTGGCAAAATCTATTGTTTCTGGTGCTCATTCAACTCTCGTAAAGCCAGGCAAAGAACAATTCGTCAAGGATCTCGGATGTGAAGCAAGTAAGTAACTGATTTCGTTTTCATAACAAGAGAATAGCACCAAACAGCGGTTCGTGAACTTTAGGGCGAATCGGGGTGTATTCAGGCTGTATATAGGTCGTTTTGGGATGTTTTCGGGTCGGAACCGGGAAGATCCAGGAGGAAAAAAGATATGGCAACAACACCAAGAGAGTGGCCTAACCAGGCAATGTCTGTGAGGGATGATTCAGCCGAATTAGTCAAGGCAATCATCGAGAACCTTCAAAAAATTAGCAACAATGAGGCGAATGATGAGGAAGCGATTGAAACGATTGCCGCGGACTCGATCAATGACCTTTATACACTGTTGAGAGCACTTGAAGCGGTCGGGGCACAAACGAACCCGATCAATGAATTGAGCAGCAGGGTTTCACGGGTAAGACTACATTTGATACCCGTGAGAGCCTGATCATCACAGCCACGTAGAGTGGATCTGGCTGAAAGCCAGTGAAACGCTCGGGCGGGAGCCAAACACATTTAGAAATACCTCCTGCTGCCGCCCGGGTCCGTGGATGATTGAGAGAGTAAATGGCCAAGTATCAAGTTGAGTTGACAGTCGTGAAGGTGCCAGTGCCGGCAGATGAATTGCCAGCATGGAAACGATCTGTGGCAAACCTTTATGCTCGACTTGAAGAGGAAGTTTGGAAAGATAAGGAGAAACAACATGAATTACACAGTAGCTCGTAAGGTATTTTTCAGGGCATTGAAGAACCGTGAATTCTCAAATGCTGCACGAACGGTCAGAATGGCGATCGGAATTCAGAAGAGTAATTTGAATAAGAAGTAAGTAATCAATGTACGTGTTCGGGCGGCCGATGGCCAAAAAGTGCATATTCTTACTGGAACAAGACAAACACTTGGCGGCAGATCGTCTTTCGAAAGGAAGCCGCTCACCTTGGGAATCTCGGGAGCTTGACGGCTCATCGTCAACGAGAGGAAGCGCCAGACCTTGAGAAATGGTGAAACCAAACAGGCGACATCCGGGAAAGACCGGAAATATGGGCTAGACAGCTTGACTTGCCCCCCTCAAGCCAAGTGGGTCACACGTTACAAGAGCCGTTCGAACCGGTATAGCTCACCATAACTTTATTGAGATGAGTACCACATCGGTCGCCGGGAGGGTTTCCTCCTTTTACCCTCCCGGCAGAAAGGGAACCATGAACATAAGCGCACCAATTGCAATGAATGTAGGTCAAGAAGCCCACCGGATTGACAACCTCTCTGAGGATGTGAAACAGCGGCTTGAGAAGTCAGTCTTGTTGATCATCTCATATCATGTTGGTCGGAAGAATGTGATCAGCGGGGCGCGTTTACTGTTTGAACTGCAGTGCCAGGGTTTTGAGATCAAAGACACCCGGTATTTCAGAGAGATCATCAACAAGCTGCGCAAGGAAGGTTATGCCATCGGTTCGACCGGCGGCATCAAAGGCGGTTATTGGTTGTGCGCGAACATGGAAGAGCTTGAAGCTTTTCTGAAGGTTCAATTTCACGATTTCGCAATGGATCTGCTTGAACAGGAATCCGCCATGCGCAGGGGAGCTGCACGCATGTGGGGCAGTCAGATGAGTGTGGTCGAATGATTACCGTTATTGCCAAAGGCCATGGCCGGATTGATCAACGCATCAACGGCATATACCGATCAAATTTGAAAGAATTGCCATCCAAGGGAGAGCGCGTGCGCATTGTAATTGATATGCTCGAAATTGAGATAGAGGCGATTGTCTGCGAAGTTTACGAATCAATAAGAAAGTTTGATTTAAGCCTGCTGGAAAACCCTTATAAAACCAACCGTTTACTGGCGAAGATTCGCAAGGAAGAAAATTTATCTGTTGTAAGTGAGGAAACTATGGAACCCCTTGCTCATTCGCTTCGCGATATCGCGGGGTACGGACGAAAGGAGCATTCGTCCTAATGCCTAAGTATAGAAACATCCACACAAAGACGCCAGATTCTGAAGATATCAACGACATGCCGGATGATTTCACCAGGTTATTTTATGTCATGTTTTTTATCATTCTTGACCGTGAGGGCAGGGGATATGACAAACCCGCCTGGTTGAAGTCGAAAGCGTTTCCGCTGCGTGATGATGTGACGGTTGAAATGATCTCTGCTGCAATGGATTGGTTTGAAGAACGCAAGATGATCTTCAGGTATGAAGCCGGCGGTAAGAAGTGTTTTTATGATCCAAAGTTTATTGCACATCAGAGTGGATTGAATCGTGAATCACCAAGTGTTATTCCGGCACCAACTCCCGAGCAGGTCGCGAGCTGGTCGGGAGTAACTCATGAGCAGGTCGTGAGCTACTCCGCCCCAAATACAACTACAACAACAACATCAAATACAGCAACAAATACAAATACAAATACAAAGACAAATACAGCAACAGATTCACCCGCACACGAGAAACTCGCGAGCAGACACGCGGTGAAGCTGGTCGGTGATCCTGAAAACCCTCCTGAACCTTTTTCTGAACCTGTTATTTTGCCTGAAATTCAGATCGGATTGCAAGCTGAAAAGCTTTGGAATTCAGCACTTGGCGTGATTCAGAAAGATATGCCTAAAGCTGATTTTGACGCCTATATCAGGCCGCTTAAGCTTGGCAACCTGGTTGGCAATCAGCTCAGGATTCTGGCCATGAACACGCCAGTGCGGGATTGGGTTCGCAAGCGAGCAGGCCCGCAACTGCAAAATGCGCTGAAAGGTTTTGCTGGATGCGAGATCAAACTGTTGATCGAATCTGATGTTCAAGAAATGGAGCGAATAAAAACATGACACTAAGTTCACCTTCTAAGTTACGAGTACCAACCAACCGCACGCTGGATGAGATTGGTTTCGGAGTCATCCAAAGCTTGAGACTCAAAGAGGATTTGCCGCTGCCAAAACTGGGTTATGGCGATCGCGTCTGTGTGATCGGCACAAATCTGACAGGCGGAAAGGTAATCGGTTTTGACGGTGATCACAATCACGCACGGATTGAATGGCCGTCAGGATACACCGGCACCTGGTATATCCGCGATTTGAGAAAAGAAGAACCCCTCTTGCACGCACAAACAGCGTCGCTCGGGGGCGCAAAGATCGCGAATTGAACGCACCATTTTGTTAGCACCTACCAAGAAAGGACCCGCACAATGAAATTTTTAGTTGATTTGAATAGTTTCAAAAAGGCACTGCAAAAAGTAAGCCGGTTTTCATCAAAACCCTCTACGCTTCCGTTTATTCAAAACGTTCTTATTCAAGAGCGAAATGATCATCAGATTCAATTAGGATGCACAAATATTGAATTTATCGGAATGATCGCTCTTGACGTGGATGATCTTGAAAGCGATGGTAAATCTACATCCATTGAAGTAATCGAACTCAAAAAGATTCTTGCAGGTGTGAAACCAGGTGAGACCGGTAAGGTCTGCATCGAAACACGTAAAGATTCGAATAATCTTGAGCAGATGATCATCATCGGCAAGAATGGTGTTTTGACCATAAGATGTGATTCGAAAGAAGAGACGGAAACTATTCGCGATTTTATTTTTCGTGGATTGGAGAAGTTTTCAACTGTAGAACCTATCCAAGCGGCCGGATTTTTTGATGCGGTGAAGTCTGTTGCTTTCTGTTCATCCTCAGATGAAGCAAGGCCAGTGTTGCAAGGTGTAAGACTCAACGGCTCGATCGCTGCCACCGATGGATTCAGGATTGCAAGAAACCTGGTGAAGTATGAAGGTCTTGACTGCATCATCCCCGGTTTTTTTCTGGCCAAAGCCGGCAAGATATTGGGTAAGGATGTAAAAATTCAACGTCTTGAACAAACTATCTGCATATCCGACGAAAACGCAATCACTGCTTGCGAATTGATTGACGGTAACTTCCCGGATTGGGCAGCAATCTACCCAAAAAATTGGTGGATGCGATGCGTTGTCGACCGTTCTCAACTGGTTGAAGGTTTGCGTCTTTCGCTCACCACGCATAGAGTGTTTGGCGGTAATAACGTGGTCAAGTTCACTTTCCATGAAGACAGTTTGAAACTCACTTCTAATGTTGAGGGTGAAGGTTCATCTGTGACATCGCTGATCACTACTCCGCGGATCGCCCCGGTTGAAGAAATTCCAGAAGATAAAAAATTTGTGCTTCCTTTCAATATTGCGGCCAACGCCAGAATGTTGAAGGAAATCGTTGAGCGCGTGAGCGGTGAATTGGTGGTGTTGAAGTTCCATGCAAACAACACGCCCATCGTGATTGAATCTGAACGCGAAGAGGCAGATGCCGGCTACGCGTTGATGCCAATGCATTTAGGGTAATTATTTGAAACCCCTGCTCATTCGTTTTGCGATCTCGCGGGGTACCTCACAAAGGACGTTCGGTATGTCAATTATTACTTTTGCAAACCAAAAAGGCGGAGTAGCGAAAACAACCTCCGCGGTGAATGTGGCACACGGCGCAGCACTGCGCGGATATAAAACGCTGTTGATCGACCTGGATAGCCAGGGCAACGTCGCTGACAGCCTTGGGCTGCCTGAAGGTTCTGACCTTTACCGCTGGCTGGTGGACGATGAAGAGTATTTTCAGAATTGTTCAATGCCATCAGGTCGTGATCGGTTGGATGTGATCAGGTCCTCAAAGAAAACTGAAAAGCTGAAAGAGATCCTTTCAAGCCGAAATTTCAGAGAGCGTATTCTTTCGATCGGTCTGACGGATTATGAAGAAATTTACGACCTGGTTATTTTTGACTGCCCGCCAAGTGTGGATGTATTTCAGGTGGCTGCACTGGTCGCGTCAGACTACCTGGTTGTGCCGACAAAGTTGGATCAGTTCGCGGTCAAGGGCGTGATCGAGATCATTCGCTCGCTGGATGCTGTGATGCGCGGAACTGAATGCCACTGCAAGCTGGCTGGCATCTTACCTACTTTCTTTGACAGGGTTACTACTGAGAGCCACCAGCAGCTTGATAATCTGGTGGCTGAATATGGAAACCTGGTCTGGCCTCCCATCCCTGTTGACAATACGTGCAGGGTGGCAAACCGAAAAGGCAAGACGCTGTTTGAAATGCCGACACCATCAAAAGCCGGTCTTGCCTACGCTGAAATAATTGACAGGATCGTGAGGTAATCATGAATCGCGACTCTGACGGATTCTTGAAGTCAAGAGGTGATGAGGCTGTTGAAAGCATCTTGAGTGAAGGAAGAAACCGGATGAATAACCGAGGACTTCCCACCAGGGAGCGGGCGCGTGTGAAGAAGGCCAAAGACAAACAGGCAGCCCGAAAGCGTGCGGTGTATGACCTGCCGGAAGATCTGATCGATGAGGTTTCAGAACTTGCCAAAAAACACAAAGTGCCAGCCAGCCAGGTGGCAATGATTGCGCTGCGTTACTTCTTACAGTCTGGTGTGGACATCAGCCAATTCAAGGTGGTGACTGATAAAAAGAGCCCTCTTTATGACTTTCGGCTGGTTTGGTTTGATTCGACCAGTTATGAGGTTGAGGAAAAATAGAAAAACTTGCCGTAAGGGGTACCGCTTATTAAATAGAAGGGGTACCACCGGAAAAATGCAGAGGTACCGTAAAGGGGTACCACCGAGAAAAAATGAACGGTACCCCATACCGACACCAGAACGGTCAGAAACAGGCGCTGTAGGAATAAGAGGTGTGTATGAGCGATAACAAAAACAAACCTAAATTAGTGGTCTTTCCAGCAAGCATAAAGGCTATGTGTTTTTTTGTTGAAAAAGACGAATACTATTGGATCAAGTCACCGGCAACGCTTCTGTGGAATCTTGTTCGTTGTAAAAAAGCAACTATTGAAGAAATTACTTTTTTGTTTTTGGAGACCAGTATTGGTGGAGAGGATGTTACTTTGTCTTTCTCACCGGTTGAAGCTTCGTGGAGTATTGAGGAAATCTTTCATATTGATAAGCCGTTCGAAAAACCTTGTAATTTTCCAATAGAACTTAGACCAGTAAAGGTTTCACATGACTAATAAGACAATCAACATACCTGAAGAAAAGCTGGCCGAACTCTATGTGCAGACCAAGGAATTATTGGTTGAATCGGCGGGCACCCCGACCAGGAGAATGTTTGACATGCTTGGCAACACGCTGCTTGCTCAAATTCAGGGAACCATTTATTGGATGAGTCGTGCGCTGATTGCAGAGCGTGAGCTTGAAGATCTTCGCGACTCATTGAAAGCGAAAAGGAATTGACTATGCCCTCCACCCAAATGATTGACATTGAACTGATTGAACCAAACCCACAACAGCCGAGAAAGCATTTTGACCAGGCTGAATTAATTGAGCTGTCAAACTCCATTTTGGAGAATGGATTGATCAACCCGATCACGGTTGAGGGTCCACACAAGCAAACCAATAAACCAGATCATTATTACCTGATCGCAGGAGAGCGCCGGCTGAGAGCCTCAAAACTTGCCGGGCTCAAGAATATCGAATGCATTGTAAGAGAACCGATGACCCCAGCGGATGACAAAAAGCGGTCGGTGATTGCCCTGGTGGAGAACATCCAGCGCTCGAACCTGGCCACAGTTGATGAGGCAAAAGCCATTCGCAAGCTTAAAGATGAACAGATGTTGACGAATACACATATCGCTCAAATGCTTGGTGTATCGATTCCAAGGGTGAATCTTGCACTCAAAACCTTGAAGCTGGACGAAGCCATATTGACGTTGATCAACGAGGGAAGCCTGGCAAAAGACAACCGGGTGGTGGATGCATTGCTGTCTGTTCCGGATGCAAAATCAAGAGTCGAAATTGCTAAAGCCCTGGCCAGCCGACATGCCGGTGTAAAAGCCTGTGTTGAAGCCTGTGCGCGGCTGGTCTGCCATCTCAATGAAGAAAAGATACCTTCAACTGAAGTTCCATCCATCAGGCTGTCAAGAATCAAGACCGGGGATGTAAAGAGACCGATCTATGATGTGATTGCCGCTGCCGGCAGAGTTCCGCCATGGCCTTTGGTTGAGATCACGGCGCGTAATGTTTGCGACCGGTGTGCGCTGCGTGACGATGCATCCAAAACTGTATGTGATGGCTGCACACTGGTGGAGTTCCTTCAAGACCTGGTTGGAAAAACGAACAGAGGGTAGAAAATGGATTTTATTTTGACGCTTGTTGATCAAACATTGATGGAGCATGGGTCTTCGGCTTCTGTGATCAAAGCCAGGGGCGGTATGGTTCGCTCTGTGGTCAGAGTAAACCAAAATAAAGTGATTAATCGGAATAGTAAAAGTTTGAAGTGGACGAAAGAGGAAGATGCGTTTATCAATGCGAACTTAGGTAAATTGACGATGGTTCAAATTGGCGAGCATATAGGCAGATCTGAAAACGCGATCAAGATTCGCCAATTTCGGAAAGCATTCAGACCTGCAACCAAACAGGCCGGATGGATGACGGCGCACCAGGTGTGTCTGCTGCTGGGTGTTGATTCGCACACGGTACCGGGATGGATCAGGAATGGTATTTTGCCCGGCGAGTATATCGCATCCACTTATGTAAAAAATAAGACGCTGCGGGTCAATATTGAAGATCTGAAATTCTGGCTGACCAGGCCGAAGAACTTCCCTTATGTGAGGGTTGAACGGATAAAGCCAGGGTATTTTCGACGCCTGGTTGAAAAGGCTCACGAACGCTGGGGTGATGAATGGATCTCGACGCGGCAGTTTGCAGACATGCACGGGGTTGAAGATGTCAAGACAGTGACAAAAAAACTGATGTCGAAAGAACTGCCTGGAGTGCATATTCGACACTTGGGCGGAAGAGGCGGAAATCGTTGGGCGCTCTGGTTTATCCGTCGTAGTATCGCGGAAAAGTGGATCAGGCCGAGGGTTACTGACCTAAAGTGTAAATGGATTACACCGGCAGCAGACGCCTTCATGATGAAGATGAAAAGCGAAGGTAAAACTTCGCTTGAGATCAGCCGGATGATGAAGCAGAATCACAGGACTGTTGATTATCGGATCAGGCGATTGAAAGAGATGAAACCCCTGCTTGTTCACGATGTGATCTCGCGGGGTACGCACGAAGGAGCTGTGCTATGACTATCGGCGACGTGGGTATTATCTGGCGGTTGAACCCTGCAAAGACGTTGGATATGAATATTGCCGACGGGATTGCTGCTCATTACAAGCGAACAGGGGTGCCGGCCGAGATTGTTGACGTGCATCCGGAAGATTTCAAGCACCATTTAGTGGCGATACCTGGTATTGAAGTTCGAGAAGATAAAGCCTGTTTGCTTCACGAACTTTTTATTGGAGTATGTGCAAAAAATGCACAAGCTGAGGTGAATAATGTCAAGCAGTAATATTCGTTATCCCTTTGGGCAGGCGTATTTATTAGCAAGCCGGATGGTTGATCTTCTGGCGCCTGAATGCGACCGTATTGAGATAGCTGGCAGCTTACGGCGCAAGCAGTTGACAGTGGGTGATGTTGAGATTGTGCTGATCCCCAAGACAAGCATCCGTAAAACCTGCACGGATAAGTTTAAGCCACAGCCAGATCTTTTTGATGAAGCTGTACCCATCCCGATGGTTGATCACAACTGGAAAGAAGAACCGATCTTCGGGCATGAACGCATCACACGGATATTGCATGAAGAAGGCTATGAATTCGGGTGCAACGGTCCGCTGTTGAAGAAGGTTTTTAGGTCGAGCAGGGGACCCACATTTGAAATTTATTTGACCACACCAGAGAAGTGGGGCGTGGTTTATACGATCAGAACCGGCAGCGCGATATTTGTAAGGCGCCTGGTGACCTCGAAGCAGGATTATGGATTGTGCCCTTCCAATTTGCACATTCATGAAGGTCGGGTTTGGCGCAATGGTGTGAGTGAAAGAGACGCCAACGGCAAACGTGTCTGGCGGGTGAATGGTGAAGCGATTGACACACCTGAAGAAGAGGATGTGTTTAGGGTGCTTGGGTTGGATTGGATTGAACCGGAAGAGAGGCAGTGATGGTAAAAGAGCGACCGATATTATTTAGCGGCGAGATGGTGAGAGCCATTCTGGATGGAAAGAAAACACAGACCAGGCGGGTAATTAAAAAAGTAATTGTTTTTTCAAGTCAAGACAAATTACCTAATGGTTGGTCTTGGGAAAAGCGCGTATTCAAAGACAGCGAAGGTTATGATGACGCTGAATTTATCGGAGTACCACCATCTCCATTTGGTCAGCCAGGAGATTGCCTTTGGGTGCGTGAAACGTGGGATGTTCGTTTTCTTGAAGGTGTACTTGAAAAGCAATTATGTTTTCGAGCGGATATGACTTCAATAAAGTGTCCTGAAAACTTCAAAGGTGAATTGAATTACAACTGGCGACCTTCGATCTTCATGCCTCGCTGGGCATCGCGGATATTGCTTGAAATAGTAAACATCCGTGTTGAACGGTTGCAAGATATTACAGAAAGTGACGCAGAAAAAGAAGGGATGACTGTAAAAAAGGTAAATATTCCACAACCAGGATTCAAAGTAGGTGATCCGCTTGAAAGTTACCGGGATGTATTCAAATTTCTTTGGAATTCGATCAATGGCAAGTATCCGTGGGAGAGTAATCCGTGGGTGTGGGTGATTGAGTTCAAGAAAGTCGAGGGGTGATTATGTGGTTTCCGTGTGTGATTTGTCTCTGTGTTGGAGTGATCATCGGTCTATTTGCTGCCGGCCTTGGTCAAATGGCAAAGGAAGAAAATACTCTTGGCCAGGGTGAACCTGAAAGAACTCCGCCGGCGAAATCGGACGAGGTGGATTGATGCTGGCTTATGTTGGTCGGATTGAGGGTGAGGATTGGTGTATGCCGATCCACGGCGAGACGCGGGGCAAGGCAAAAGTAAATTTCTATAAACATGCGCCCATCATATTGGATAGATGTGATTTTTTATTTATTCGCCTGACAAGGATGCCGGCCTTGGATGATAAGCCTTTCACTCCTGAAACAATGGAGGAGGCTGGATTTCACTATACCGATGAAGATGGCCAGCAGTTGAGTAATGACAATTTCATAAACGACTGCCAATGCAGGGTGTGTGTTCCATGAGGCGTGAAGAATGGGTGATCGTGTTTATCATCGTAACTTGTTTGATCATCGGTATTTTATTGGTTTTGTGTTGAGAGGCTGATATGGGTAGATTGCTGCTTGAGACCAGGGTAAGCAACTTGCGCGCACGGATTGAATCCACTCCACGGATTGGCGATATAGCGCTGTGTGCAGATATGCGTGAAGTGGTCGAGCGGATGAGTGAAACTGAAGCCTGGGAACTGGCAGCATCCAAGTTTGATTATGTGCAGACTAACGCCGAGAAGTTCATCGAAATGATCTCATATTTGAATTGCAATAATCAGTCGGTAGGTTTTGATCATGATTACCTGATGACCGATCCGCGTGGTGTGTATATCAACAACATCCATTTTCACAGTGAAACATTTTATGGTTCGCTGGCAAAGTGTGTGATTTATTACGAGTTTGCGCATGAGGTGGCTGTGACCGAGCGAATGCATCCACCGGTGAAATGGACAAAACACAGTGCAAGAACTGGTAAATTATTATAAACAGCGTGTAGCCAACAGCGTCAGATTGTGCAGAGGAAAGATATGGTCTTTGACACTCCAACATTGACAGAACGAGAAATGGAAGTGCTGCAGGGCATTGTCCGCGGTGAGCTGCAGGCCGAGACGGCGCAAAGGCTTGGTATTACGCTGCGCAGGGTCGAGATGTTGGTTAGTCAAATCAAGAGGAAGTTTGACGCTGCGACCACTGCATCCGCGGCGAGCAAGGCTGTTGGGTTGGGAGTTGTGAATAGAGAATGATTACAACCAATTATTGGGATCAAACGTCTATTGGTTGGACCAGTGATACATATATTGCCTGTGGATCATTTGATTATTTCTTTGGTGTTAGTAATTATTCTATGTTGCATGAATATATTGCTCACTGGCATAAAGTGTGTGGAGAGCGGTATCGACTGGCGCGTATTGGTCGCCGGATCTGCTCAGTAACCGTCATTGTAGAAAAGACAAGGATCAGGAGCCCTACTTGGTCAAAGAGATTGGCGAAGTCCGCTCTCGCCCTCGCAGTCAATTTACAGGTATTCGGTTTTCCACACATTGCACCTGGCTGCGCGAATTGATACTATGAGTCTGGTTCTCCTTATAGGTAGGTTGTGCGGGTATGCAAGAAATCCACGTTGGTGCGCGTGGATTTCTTGCTTTAAGCGGCTGGCACTATTCGGTTTTCCACACATTGAAACCGCCACAGATGGCGGTTACTATGACTGTTGACAGTAGATGTACTGATTATCCGTTGATAACCTTTAGGAGTGGACAAATGAAAACGTTTTTGAAATGGTTCGGGATTGGGTTTGTGATCTTGCTGATTGCCTTTTCTCTGTTGACAGTGCTCAACAGGTTGCTGCCTGAAGGTTGGGTGTTGGATGCAAACATCCTGGTGTTCCTGGCTGGTGCGATCTTGTCGCTGGCATGGACCTTCTGGCCAAGCATGCGTGAACAATTTGCCAGTCTTTCATCCGGTTTGAAAATAGTAGTCAACCTTATTCTTATGTTTGTGCTTTCAGGGTTGATCATCTTGTTTAGTTGTATCAATTGGTTCCCGGTGCCTGGTGTTTCATGTTCACTTACTTCTGCAAAAGAGTTAATCGCAATGGTGATTTGGGCTGTCATAGGTAATCAGATTGCATACATCGCCAGTCCGCAGCCAAGTGATGTGAAGAACGCAAAGTATTACAGATCCGGCACGTTGGGTTGAGCGGGCGGCAATGATGGAAATTGTCGTTACTGCCTTAATTGGTTTTGCAGGGGTTGTTGCCGGTGCTTATATCACTGGCTTATGGCAGCGAAAGAAAAGCAAAGCCGAGACAGATAAGACGGCTGCCGAAGCTAATGAGCAGATAAGGGAAACGGTTATGTCTTTGATTGGTCCTTTGGAAAAGAAAATAAAAGGATTAGAGAAAGAGCTTGCAATTTGGAAGTGCTGGGCTCTTGCTTTGGCGCACCAAGTCAAAGAGATGGGCGGGGAGCCCATTCCGTTTCAGTAACAGAAGGATAACTAATGCCACTTCGAGCGTATCGTCCATGCACATATCCAGGATGCAATGAGTTGGTGCAGACTGGTCCGCGTTGTCCAAAGCATCCGGTGGATAAACAGCGGCCAAATGCAAATGATCGAGGATATGGATATTCATGGCGCAAGGTACGCAATTCGTTTCTGCAGAAACATCCGTGGTGTTCAGATCCATTCGGTGATCATGCAGACACGTTAGTCCGTGCTACGCAGGTTGATCACGTGCTGCCCAAGTCAATGGGTGGTACCGATGCTGAATCTAACCTGGATGGAAAGTGTGACCACTGTCATAACAAGAAAACAGCTTTGTTGGATGGTGGATTTGGAAATTTAAAATCGTCCGAGGGGAGGGGCGGTCAAAATGTTTCTAACTTCTGATTATAAACCGTGCGTGGGTCGAACGCACGAAATATTCCCCGATCGAAACCATTAAGAATGAATGCCAACTCCAGTCAAAGCAAACGAAGTAATTCAAAATGGCGGTGGGAAACACTGGACCAAGGAACAACTGGCCGCAAGGGAACAAGCGGCCAACCTTATAAAGCGAAAAAAACCAAAGACCATAAATGCTCCGGCGTCATTATCAACCGGCGCCAAAGCTGTCTGGAAAAGGGTCCTGAATTCTGTTGAGGGGATCGATCTGCTCGACAACATGGACACAGAGTTGTTGGAGGCATACTGTGAAACAGTTGCAAAATCAAGAGCCTTATCAAAAAAAGCAACTTTGGACGCCGATGAAACAAAAGCTTATCAGGCTTATGTGAGGATCATCAAATCTCTTGCAAACGAATTGGGGCTTTCTCCCGCATCAAGAGCAAGGTTAGTGAAAAAGAAGGCAGATGAGATTGAAGACACGTTCAGCAAATTTGACAGATAAAGCGATTCACCCGTGCACACAATATGCCATCGAAGCGGTTGATGGTTCACGCACGGTGTGTGTTGCTGAGCGTCTTGCTTGCCAGCGTCATCTTGATGATCTCACACGACAGGGAACGGATGCCTTCCCCTGGGTGTTCAGCGAAGAAAAAGCAAACCGGATTTACGAATGGTTTGAGTATATTCCGCACATAAAAGGACCGTTAGCTGGTCAGCCTATTGAGCTGCTGCCATTTCAAAAGTTTGATCTCGGCTGTATTTTTGGCTGGGTTCACAAAGACACAGGTTTTCGCCGGTTCGAAAAGGTTTACAAGCAAGAAGCCAGAAAGAATGGCAAAAGCACAGAAGAGGGCGGCATTGCTCTTTATTTGATGTGCGCCGATAACGAAGAAAGCCCTGAAGTATTCTGCGCTGCTGTTGATAAAGAACAGGCTCGAATTGTTTATAAAATTGCCAGTGCCATGGCCAGAAAATCGCTTAATATTCGCAAGAGACTCAAGATCCGCGGATATGAGATTTCACACGTCACCAGAGGGGGGGAGCTTGTTCCCCTATCGAAAGAGACAGAAAACAAAGACGGCCTAAATCCATCAGGCGTGATCATCGATGAGTATCACGCACACCGCACGAGTGAGATTCATGATTTGCTGTGGTCGGCTTTTGGTGCCAGATCTCAATCACTGATGGTGATCATCACCACAGCGGGTGTGGATGCTGAAAAGAGCCCGTGTTATCTGGAATATAAATTATGCAAACAGATCCTTGATCCTGAGAATACAGTTAAGGATGAGCGCTACTTCATCATGATTCGTGAGCTCGATAAAGGCGATGATGAACACGACCCAAAGAACTGGATCAAGGCAAACCCGCTGCGTGCTGCAACCCCTGAAGGACTAGCCAGGCTTCAAAAGCAGCATGACGTGGCCTTTGATAGCAAAATCCCACAAAAGATCAGGACGTTTAGGATCAAGAATCTTGATATATGGGTTTATGAAAGCGAAAACAATTATATCGGTGAGTTTATCACGAATTGGGATAATCTGGCCATTATTCCACCAAAGGATGTAAAACCGGAAACATCTGCCCTGGATTATCAGAAATCTTTTGCCGCCATGACTAAAGGATGGTCGTGCATTTTTGGTGCGGATATGTCGAAAAGCATTGACCTCACAGCCTGCGCGTTTATTTTCTATGCTGGTGGCAAGCTGGTCATTACTGCTCACGGCTTTATCCCCCAAGGGGCGGTGGCTAGACACGAACAAACAGACAGCATCCCCTATCGAGACTGGATTAAAGCAGGGTGGGTCACTGAGACTGATGGTGAAGTTGTTGACCAGGATGAGATCACAGCCTACCGGCGTGAAATGGAAAAAGCATACGATTGGCATATTCTTGAAGTTGCTTATGACCCCTATCAAGCCACGAGCTGGGCAAATGATCAGGACGCTGAGGGATACACAATTGTTGAGATTCGGCAAGGCGTGCAGACACTGAGCGAACCCACAAAGCTTTTCAGAGATATGGTTGCCAAGAACGAGCTGATTCACGACGGCAACCCTGTTTTGAAGTGGTGTTTGATCAACGCTAAAGAAGTAATTGATCGTAACGGGAACATCATTTTATCTAAGAAGAGCCCAGATGATACCCAAAGAATTGACCTATTAGCAGCCGTGATCAATGCAATGGTGAGGCTGTCGGTTTTGAAATCAGTAGAGGGTAGAGATATCTCAGGTGATATTCTCGATGACAAGTGGGGTATGTAATGGCTGAAATGATGAGCAGTTTCAAAAACAAATTTGCTGGCAGACCGGCTGCAGTGCTCGGCGGCGGACCAAGTTTGCCTGGTGATCTGGCAAAACTCCCTGAAGGTTGCGTGCTGATCGCTGTCAATAGCCATGCGATTTATCTGTGCGAACCGGATTTCATGGTCTACAACGATCACCCGGCTGAATTTCCATTACTTGATGAGGCAATCAGGACTTACAAGGGTGTAAAGGTAAGCCCTGAACCTACCTCAGATATCAAATTTGATGTGCCGGTGTGGACGGGATTCTACAGCTCAAATACTGCTGCCTGGTTTGCGCTTTGGCTGGGGTGTGATCCTGTTATTTTGTGCGGGATGGATTGTTACCAGGGAGAACAGAAATACTTTCATCCTTACGAAGATAAACCGCACTTTCACTATCCACTGGATCATCACATTAACCCCTGGATTGAAGATGCAAAAAACATGCTGCCGAACTGGCAGCGGGTCAAAGCAATGTCTGGACCGTTGGTGTCAGTGTTCGGTGCATTCGAGGGAGCTGTATGAGAGAGCTTATTTCTTTCCTGCGGTCCTTTTTCAACAAGTTTTTTGATGATCTGTTGATGGTTGTAGGCTGTATTTGCGTGTTGATCGGGTTATCAAAGTGGAATGTGATCATCACCTGGGTTATTGGTGGATTGATGCTTATTGTTTTTGGAGTTTTAGTCGGAATAGGAAAGGCAAGGTCAAAGAATGTTAATAACAGACCTTCTTAGTTCAAACAGAAAAGTTGATGTTAATCAGGATTCATCGCCGCGGGCGGACTATGCGCCGTCGTGGGGATACAACACTCAATCTGGTGAGCGTGTTTCGATCTTCAAATCAGAATCCATTGCGGTAGCGCACAGGGCCAAGAACATTATCTCTGATGACGTGGCTAAACTTCCTTTACAAATGATTCGTAAGGTTGGGCGCAACATCGAACAGGTTGATCCTGATCCAGTGACCAGGAACATGGCTTATCTGCTTCAAATCAAGCCAAATGAGTTTGACTGGACGCCATTCCAACTGAAAAAGAATGCGGTTGATTGGCTGCTGAGCTATGGCAATACCTACATTTGGCAACCATCGAAGGGACCCAACCAGTTATTGCTTTTGCCGTCTGACCAAACCGCGCCTGTTTTTGATCTCAAAGGTAACCTTTGGTACAAGCATGTCTTTTCAAATGGTAAAGCCTGCTTTATTCCGTCTGTTGAGATTATGCATTTGTTGATCAACCCCGATGCAACCGGGTTTATGGGGCGTGGCGTGATCACTTTTGCGCGTGAAACCTATGGACGGCAGATCGCAGCGCATAAAACTCAAGCCAAGTTCTTTTCACAGGGGTTTATGCCAGCCGGTTATCTGAAAGTTGACGGCGAAATAAAGGATCCTGAAGCCAGAAAAAAGGTGCGGCAAGCTTTTGAAGAGCAAATGAGCGGATCTGAAAACGCATATCGGCTGGCCATTTTTGACAACAATATCACTGAATTTAAGCCAATTGACATCCAACTCAAGGATGCTCAGTTTCTCGAAAGCATTGATGCCACTGAACGCCAGATTTGTAACTTCTTTGGGCTGCCGGAACATATGCTGAACCGCGGCAAGGAAGCGTACAACTCGAATGAGCAGAAATATATCGAATATTTGCAGGGTACCCTGGATGCTTACCTTGTGCCGTGGGAAGAGGCTGCAAGAATCAAGTGGTTATCAATGGGAGAACAACCGAATACCTATTTCAAGTTTATTCGTGAAGCATTATTGCGAATGGATAGCAAAGCAAGGTCAGAAGCCATGGCGATTCAAATTCAAAATGGAATGATGACCCCAAATGAAGCGCGTGAAAAGAACGACATGAGCGCTTACGACGAAGGTGATCAGCATTATATGGCTGGAAATATTATGCCAATTGGAGGAAACAATGGACAAAAATAAACAAAAAGAACTGCTGCCTGTGTTGTTTTCACTGCCGACGGTCAACACCCTTGAACTGCCGCCCAGGGCGGAGATGCTGCCAAAGATTGAAAACGGAGAGATCGATCACCTTGATTTCAGGGCTCAGGTGTTTAGTCAGGCCAGTCAGAACCGTAACCCCTATCGATTCAAAGATGAGGATATGAAGCATTTTGCTGAATCTTTTGAAGGACAACCATACCTTCGAGATCACAACACATATGAAATCGACGCCAGAGACGGAACACTGGTCTCTGCATCGCTGGTTGATGGTTGGGTTGTGGCCGATGTGCGCTTGACCACACGGCGCGGGATGATCGATTACATCGAAGGCAAGATGGATCGGTTTTCTATTGGTTGGTTTTATGAAGATGCATTGTGCTCAATCTGCGGCGCGTCTTTCTTCAGCCGCGACTGCAGCCACTGGCCAGGTAGAAAATATAACGTTGGCGATGATGTAAAGACATGCGTGATCACGTTTGTGAACCCGCAAGGTAAAGAATTGTCTGCGGTGAATGTGCCTGCAGTGGCAGGAACTGGGATCACAGGCGCGTTGATGGAAGCAAAGCTCTCATGCCTGGAAGATGAAGTCTTTGAAAGTGGTATCAGTCCGTTAGAGGTAACGACCAGCAAACTGACGGTTGAACAAGAACGCGAAGTGGCTACACTGCGCGAAAGAATATCCAAATTATTGGGAAAGGAGTAACACAAATGGCAACTGATTTGAAACCCTATTTCGACGCTGTCAATTCAGCACAGGCTGAGGTTGATCGAATCGCACATGATATCGACACGGCCATGGCTGACGGATCAGACGAGGGGAAGCTCAAGGCGCTTGAACTTCAGCCAGAGCTTGATGCTGCGGTCTCAAAGCTGGATGAAGTTTCAAAGCTTTATGAACTTCGTCAGAAAGCTGATCGACCGAACGACATAGCAAAGAACTATGTGCCTGTGTCGAATGCTGAAGATAGCCAGGGTGATGGTTCATCTCAAGCATCTGTGCTTACCCGTCAGGAATATGACAAGCTGAGCCTGGATGATCGGGCCAAGTTTATCAAAACCGGCGGCAGTTTAAAAGACGAATAAGTCTTATCTTATTGGTTCGTTCAATTTTTGACCTTTTGGAGGTAAAAAAATGTCAAACACACTTACGGGACTTATCCCAACCATTTTCACCGCAGCCGACACTGTTTTGCGCGAAGCGACCGGCTTTATCCCAGCCGTGACGATGGACGCATCTGGTGAAGCTGCCGCAAAAAACCAGACCATCACTTATCCTGTGACATCTGCTGCGAATACTACTGCAGATATCGCTGCTGCAGCCACTGGTCCTGATCCCACGGCTCAGACTGTGGCACCTGCCACAATGTCTATCAGCAAGGTTAAAAGCTCAACTTTCTTCTGGGAAGCAGAAGAGCAGGTTGGGATCGGCGGGCTGTATAACAAGATTTTGGCTGATCAATTTGCGCAGTGTATGCGCAGCCTGGTGAACGAAGTTGAAGCCGATCTTGCCGCACTTTATGTGAATGCCAGCCGTGCTTATGGAAGTGGTGGAACCACACCGTTTGACAGCACAAATAAAGTGGCGTTTACCGCTCAACTTCACAAGATCTTAAAAGACAATGGCGCTCCGATGAGCGACCTGCAATTGGTCGTTGATACTACGGCAGGTGCCGCGCTGCGCACACTTGTTGAGCTCTACAAGGTCAACGAATCTGGCAACGAAGCCATGCTGCGACGTGGTGTTTTGCAGGATTTACATGGCTTTGCTGTTCGTGAGAGCGCACAGGTAGCAAGCCATACCAAAGGTGCTGGCACAGGTTTCAAAGTAGATCTGACCGCCGGTTACGCTGCTGGGTTGACTGCGATTCACCTTGACACAGGTTTGGGTGCGATCAAAGCGGGTGATGTCATCACCAACGTCAAGACCGGTCGCGACACCAATAAATATGTCGTCAAAACTGGCGGCACAGGTACCACCGGTGTTGATACTGATATCGTTTTGCAAAATCCTGGCTTGAAGGTTGCCTGGGTCAACAATGACGATCTGACAATTGGTAATTCTTATACTGCCAATATGGCATTCAGCAAGAGCGCAATTCACTTGCTGATGAGAATTCCTGCCATGCCCGCTGGTGGTGATTCTGCTGATGACGTTACTGTCGTTACTGATCCCATCACTGGCATTTCCTTCCAGGTGGCCATGTATCGCCAACGCCGCCGTATTGCCTACGAAGTTGGCCTGGCCTGGGGCGTGAAGGCTGTCAAACCCGAAGCCATGGCAATTTTGCTCGGATAGTTTTACGTTTTATCGGATTTTGTCCCTGGGAGGGGAAACCCTTCCAGGGAACTGCAAAAGAGGTAGAGATGGATATTGCGCAGACGTTGTGTTCGGCCAAGGATTTGATTGACGTATTGGATTTGGGCGGGTTTGTTGGCCGGTCAGACGTTATGAAGTGCATCCAGGCCGCCTCTGATGCATTTATGCGCAAAGGTGGGAATTTCATCCCACTGATCACCACCAAAACGTTTTATATCGATAACAACAAACGATCTGAAATCTTATATGTTCCTGCGCTGTTGAGCATTACCTCTTTGAAGATCAACAGCGAGACTATTTCAACTGACAATTACCGGTTTGTTCCAAGCAACCGGATGTGGGAAAACGGTCCATATATCGGGATTGAGCTTGAGGGTTATTCATGGCCGTGCAGCGATGATATTCCTATCGAAATCGCTGGTGTGTGGGGTTTATATGATCTGACCACCACTTTGGGTTTGAGTGCAACGCAATCGACGGCAAGTGAAACGACACTTGTGGTCACCAACGGTGCGTTGTTGAGCCCAGGGATGGTACTAAAGATCGAAGATGAACAAGAATACGTTATTTCTGGCGGTGGAAGCCCTGGCGCAATGGCAGGGACCACGGCGACATCCAAGGTGAATGGTGCGATTGCGCAAGGCGATTCAACGATCACGGTGGATAATGGCGCTGAATTCCACGAAGGTGAAGTCATCCAGATCGATATTGAGGATGTGTATATCCAGAAAATAGGCGGTAATGTGCTGGGTGTGGTGCGTGGATGGAATGGAACCTCTGACACGAGCCATACAGATGACAGCGCGATTCGTGTTTACCGCACTTTTGGCGTAACGAGAGGCGTCAACGGAACAACAGCAGCCAGCCATAGCAATAAAGCGCTCAGCCGCTATGTTGTACCAGAAATTATTAATCATTATGCGATCAAGCTGGCCAGCATGATGCGTATGAATGCTGAAACTGCATTCTCAGGGTCGAGCGGCAACAGCGAGTTTGGAAGCGGTAAATATATGATCGAGATTCCGCCTGGACAGATAGAGAAAGCGCTTCAGGAGTTCAACGTTGGCGACTAAGCTTGGTGTGGCTGATGTTGATATGCAGATCACGTCTTCTGACGTGGAGGCACAGCTTGCTCTTCTTGGCAAGCTGCCGGATGAACTGCAGAAACATTTGACCACAGCCATCAAGCAAGGCAATGCTGTGATGAAATCGGCGGAGGTTCCGAGGGTCAAGAAGTTTTCAGGATCCACGGCAAAAAGTATAAGCAGCAAGGTGAAAAAGGGTGTGATGGATGGATCAGTAACGGGTATTACGGGTCCATCAAAGAATCAGGCACATATCTTCAGGTTTATGCAGACAGGCCGTGCTGCTGGGGCGGATATGCCGCCGGTGTATGTTTCTGATCGTTTTGTGGACTGGGTTAGTCAGAAGTTCAACGTTTCTGGTAAAGAAGCGCGGATCAAGGCTTTTGGTGTGGCGCGGTCGATCCAGCAGAAGGGTATCAAGGGTGAGGATATCGCACGACCGGTGATGGAAGAAAAGCGAGGCCAGGTGTTGGTCTTTCTGAGCAATGCCATTCAAAAAGTGGTTGAAGCGCTGAGGGTGAGGTAAGGATGAATTACGGTATCGAGTATTGGTTTGATGATATTGCCAAAATTTGGGGTTCCATTGAAGTGGACCATAAACGTGTCAAAAGTTATCTGCTGAAAGAGATACCAGAAAGCGTCACAAAGGCACCCTGCGCGATCACTTTTGTCAAAAAGAATGATGAAGCTTATTCTCGTGGTGGAAGTGCGACCGGTGTGTATGCCGGTGTGACTGAATTTCATTTGACACTTGATCTGCTTCGGTCAAATATGTCGTTTTGCATGAAGTTCCCAGACAGGATTGTGGCAGCGGCGGCAGCCCATCTTACCCTTGGCGGAAAGGTGACTGATTTTCACCTTGTAAGAACCGGATCAATTGAGATCGTTGAATTGACCTGGGGTGGAGAAAAGGATCATTTTGGTATTCAGGTTCCCTGGGAAGTGCAGGAAAGCCATACAGGGAAGTACACCATATCGGTATAAGGTCAAAAGCAGCCTCTCGCAAAGGCGCAGAGATCGCAAAGAAAATCTTTATCAGTTTTTATGGAGGTTGAAATGGCGTTAGAACAGTTGCAATTTGGTGTTGAGAATCCGGCGGCACATGGAACTGCAGTGGCAGCGGATACCCGTTTTGTGGGTGAGGCAACGATCGATTTTGTGCCGGATCATCGGCCTATTGTTCCTGCTGATGATATTGGGTTGAAAGTCAACGGATATCGCGCCGTTGAAACCTCCGGCAAGCTGGTGCAGGGCACGCTGAACGTTCCGCGTGCATATTACCAGGTGTTTCCGTGGCTGTTTTCTCACTTGATCAAGGGTGGAATTACACCATCCATGCAAACCGCATTGCAAAATGACTATTTGTGGACCTTTGAGCCATCATTGACCGCTTCAAACACCCTGGATTCTTCCACAGTGGAATTGGGCGACTCTGTGCAGGCGTTTGAGATTGAATACCTCACGCTTGACCGAATGATGATGACAATCACTTTGCCACAGGATAACAGCGATGCTGTTGTCAAGCTAGAAGCCGGTTTCTTTGCAAGACAAAACACAAAAACCACATTCACCGCCTCTGTTGCAGTGCCAACTGTCAGTGAATTAAACAGCTTGCTGGCCAAGATTTATGTTGATTCAAGCTGGGCGACCATCGGCAACACTGAAAAAACAGGCATATTGCGCCAGGTTGAGCTTGAGATTTTGAACGGTGCATATCCTGAATTCAACGGCAACGGGCTGGTGTTCACTACGATCGGCGAAGGTAAGTTTGCTGTGTTATGCACGCTGACACTTGTAAATGGATCTGATGCGATTGCGTTATTTGACGCCACCGGTGACTTGAAGTTCGTGAAGGTTTTACTTGAAGGCGACGCCATCGGAACCGGCGACAAGCATTCTGTGGATATTCAGTTCTCGTGCGCCGTGATGGAAGTGATTCCTGGTGCTTCAAAGGATAAAGAAACCTCTCTGACCACAGTGATGCTGGAAGGTGTCTATGCGGTTACTGGAACGGCGATGTTGAAAGCCTACTGCACCACCAATTTGGCGACGATCTAGTGAACGGGCACGGCACGCCGTGCCCCTACAAATAATGGGTGATGTATGAATATTGATATTCCAAAAGCGGTGAGAACGTTAGACCTTGGCGAGTATATGCCTGAAATGAAGGGTAATGTGCTCGAGGTGTGGGTGAACCCACCAACAGAAATGCTGAAGGAGATCAGCGACCTGACACAGGGTATTTTTGACCTGGTAGGACGCGCTCTGAAGAAAAAACAGAACTGGCTGAGCAAGAAGTTCAATGAAAAATCGTCTGTAAACATTGAGACGCGGATCAGAGAGCTGTTTTCAGAACTGCTCAGCCAGGGTAGACCACAAACCCGGTTAAGTGAGGCTGATCTCAAGCGTTTGGAATCTGAAACGTTTGAAACTGACCCAAACTTCTGGCCATGGCTGAAGAACAAGATATTCGCCATGATCCGCGAACACCGTGAAGGCAAAAAAAAAGCCTGAGCGGAGCCATTTTTGACATGGCAAGAACGGGTCAGACGTGTGACCAAAGGCTGGTGAAAGCAATTATCGCAAAGAAGATCAATCAGTTTTTGGGATGCGGGATTGGCCCCTGGGATTTGGACGACGAGAAGTACGACGAATGGAAAGAAGTGATCTGCTCAATTGTGGATGAACTGCCTGATTATCAGACGCTCGCTGTCACGCAAAGCAAAAAGCAGGATGAGTGGAGAGCCAGGCAAGGGTATCGAAATAAAAGCGGCCTGTTGCAAAGACACTAAGGTCGCAAAGAAGATCATTTATTGGTTGCAAGTTATCGGTGAAATATGTCTGATTCGATTCTGAACATCATTATCAATACGGTTAAGCGTGGCGGAGGGGATAAGGAAGCCATCAATAATCTGGTCAAGATGAAAACCCAGTTCAAGGAACTGACCGGGATCAACTTGAGCTCTCTTACTGCCTGGGCAATGGTAGGCGCTGCCGTTGGAAAACTTGCAGATTTTACTCAAAAAGCGATTGATAAAACCGTTGTTTTAGCTGAAGAAACAGAAAAGTTGATGGTAGTGACAGGTGAGAGCGCTGAAGCAACCAGCAGAATGAAAGAAGCTGCTGATGATATGCGTGTCACTTTTGATCAGTTATACAAATCTCTTGGATTTGCGTCAAAACAAGGGATCGATGTATCCACAGATTCAATTATCAAAATGGCAGACACGTTTAAGTCACTCAAGCCAGGTGTTGAACAAAATACTTGGCTTGTAAAGAACTTTGGGCGTGAAGGCCGAGTAATGGCCAAGATGTTTGCGGAGGGTGGTGCAGGTGTTGTTACAGCATTGAAGAATGTTGATAGCGCCCTCATTATTACCGATAAAGCAATTAAACAAGCCAAAGAATATCGAATTGCTCAAGACAATATGGCTGATGCCGGTCTCAAGTTCTCTGTTGCTTGGGCAACAAACGTAATTCCCATTTGGACAGAATTCCTGACAGACTTGGCAAAATTTCCTGATTGGTTTTCAGAACAAAAACCTGACAAGTTGCTTGGCAGTTTAGGGGTTGCTGGTGGTATGTCAGCAGATCAAATTGCACGTTTGAAAACTCAAATGGCTGGTATGGTGACGCCAGCAGGAGAAGCTGAAGCTGCTCTTGGTGCATTGAAAAATCAATTGGGAGAAGAAGAGGGTGGTTTAGGCGAAGAACTTCCAAAAGTAACCACTTTTTTCAAAGAACTGACCAAAGAGATGATCTTTAATCAAATTGCCGCTCATCTTGATTATCAGAGTCAGCTTGAGCTTGCGCGGCAAATGGGGTTGTTGAACGAGAATACTTATCGCGCATTGACTGCTATCGATAAACTCACTGAAACCTACGATACAAATGCAAATGGATTGATAGATCCCATTGAAAAAACAAAAGAATATCAGGAAGCTTTGGCAAGAGTAATCAGCACTGCGGGAACTTATGCCTGGAACTTTGTTGTAAACAGTTCATCAACGTTAGCTCCTGCATCAATTCCAACTCCGTCACCTTCCACAGGATCCAGTACAGGATCCAGTACTGGTTGGACTAACACGGGGATATTGGAATATGCCGGACAACCGTATAACTCGAAAACAAATCGGTATAAATACATCAACTCAGCAGGGCAGGTGAAATGGATGGCACGCGGCGGGTGGGGTTCTGGCTTGACTGTCGTTGGTGAAGAAGGTATTGAGCTGGTAGATCTTCCTTCCGGGTCCTTTGTGCATAACAATGAGCAGACTCAACAGTTATTAGGTGGAAATACAGTATACAATTTTTTTACTATCAACGGTGCCGGCGACCCCAAACGGGTGGCTGACGAAGTGGTGCGCCGGCTGAACATCCAGAGCGTGGGGAGGTTCAAGTGACGTTGGATCGCTTCGATGTGCAGTTTGTGCTTGACGGCGTGGATATTACTGATCACGTTGATGTGAAAGGAACTCCATTTGAGATCAACAGCGGCTTGAATGATGAACTGGACACGGCAAGCCTGACCATCAAGCGGGTTGGTGAGCTGACATCATCGATTTTGCGCGGCTGGAAAGAGTTGATCATCTATAACGATGCTGACAAAGCTTTTGGCGGCTATCTTCTGACCAAGGATAAGGCACCTTCTGAAAACGCTGCAGATAATGATTATGCCTGTCAGTTTGCTGATTACAGCGCTTATTTTGAAAAGGTACTGATCTCAGGTGAGTATATTGGTCAAACAGACAAAGCGATCATTGCATCAATCTTTGCCGGAAGTTCTGATCTCTCTGAATATGACGCCGTGACCTATGTGAATGTCATCCAGACCATTGACCGGGTAATTTTCAACCGGAAGTCTGTGCGTGATATTTTGACCTGGCTTGTGGATCAAACTGGTGGCTTTTGGCGGGTTGATTCTGACAAAAAGCTGCACTATTTTTCAACAGAGAACTATCTTGCGCCCTTCAACGTGACTTCAAACCCTGCTGATACAACCAGGGAATGCGTTGAAAATGTAAAAGTGAATGAGGATGCTGCAGGGGTGGTCAATATCATCGAGGTAATCGGCGGCAATGCGCTGGGGGGCAATGATACCTTTCAATACACCAAGAATGGATATGGCAGGACATTGCAGCTAACAGACCGCCTGGCACCCTGGAACGGCGAGAACAAGATCGTTGTGCGGCGAAATGACGGCGGGGCGACCACAAATCTGCTGGTGAATCCGTCTTTTGAGACCAATATAACTGATGGATGGTCACAGTACCAGGCGGGTGCATCTGCAGCCTGGGCGCAAGACTCATCGAAATATTCGAAGGGCGTAAAATCCGCAAAGATCACAGCCGGAACGGCGCTCTCAATGTTGAGAGGTGCGAACATTACACTTTCACCAGGTGAACCGCTGAGCGTTCAAACTATGTGCTGGACTAACACTCTTGCCATGGCCAGCCTGGTGATCTATGACGTGGGCAACTCGGTGGTGTTGAAAGAGCTTGCAAACCGAAAAACAAGCACCTGGGAACAGCTCGCGTGCACCTACATCAATACATCCGCGGCATCAATGACTGTGCGGGTCGAGCTGAGAAACAATGCCGTTGATTCGGCAATGATCGTTTATTTTGACGGCGTTCAGGCCGAGAAGATCGCCTGGCCAACCGCTTATTGTGATGGAACACTTGGCACTGGTTACGCCTGGTCTGGGACTGCGCACAACTCCACCAGCACCAGGGTGAATATGCCGGTGTGGACGACCCTGACGGTCAAAAACGGCAACACAGAAACTTTGGCTGCTATCACTGATGTTCTTTATTACGACTTAACAGCCTATCTTGAGCAAGAGTTGTATTGGCCAACACAGGCAAACGGGATTGAGATTGATGGGCAATCTGAGCGGCCTGTGCGCATTGAAGTGCGTAACTATGCCAGTTATCAGTATTTTGGAAAGTGGTTCAAAAAATCGATAACTGACTCTACGATCATTGATCTGGCGGTAGGTCGAATGCGCGGAATGACCGAGTTGGCCAGGTACGCCTATGAGACCGAGACAGCCGAATATGATGTGCGCAGAAGCGGCCTGCAGGCTGGGCAAACGCAAAATGTTTATCTTCCGCACCGCGGGTTGAACGGAGATTTTCTGATCAGGTCAGTGAGGTACAGGATTGCAGAAGGCGGGTATATGGTCGGAACCGTCAGCATCGGCGCAATTGATAACGACCTGGTCAAGGTGCTGTTGAATTTGAAGCGATCGAGCAGCGGCGAAGTGGCATTCACTGCAGGTGAACGGCTTGAAATCTCACTATTTCAGGCCGAAGAAGTTTCAATCGTTGAGGATTCTTCTTCGATCACATCGCACGAAGGTGTTTACAAGTGGGATGACGGCTGCAAGTGGGATTTTGCTAAATGGGGATAACTCGTTTATTGGAAGGTGTTTATGGCTAAATTATTGGTGATCAATGAGAAAAACCAGGGTGGAATGAAGGGAAGATGCACCCTGATGGCTTTTGAGCCTGGTGTGATTGATGGATACCTGAAAAAAGGTCGCAATCTTGATGAAGCGGTTGGTCTTGCTCTCCATTACGGCAAGTGCCGGCAAAGCATCAAAGTGGATAACCTGGTGGTCAATAATGGCCTTGGCCTGGTGGCAAGCCTTATGATTGGCGACTCATCCCCATTGAGCTATCACGCCATCGGCACAGGGACGACTGCACCAGCAACCACTGACACTCAATTGACCACGGAGGTTTCACGCAGGCCAATTACCTACATGATCACGAGCGGCAACACTGTCATTTTGCAGACCTACTTTCTGTCGGCTTTGTGCACCTACAACCTGAAAGAGGGCGGTATCTATGGCGGGGATGCAACAGCGACAGCAAATTCTGGAACCTTATTCAGCCATTATCTGCTGTCTTTTGATAATTCAGCGGGATTAAGTGATTTGATCTTTTTGTATGAAGTGGAGATGGTGCCATGACAATCGCTACTAATGAACAAATACTTGCTTCAGATGTTCTCAAATTGAACACATCTTTACTTACCAATAAATCTGGCGGAACTAGAGCTGCAGGCGATGTAGTTGTTTTTGACACCGCCAATGATTCTGCCTTTACCACAACCGCTTACCAGCAAGATATTCGGGTGATGGGTGTGGTTAAGGAATCTATAAACAATGATGCATCTGGACCTGTTTACACGGGTGCTGGTATAGTGTGCACGATCAACTGCGACGCGGCAGCCGTTGCCCGCGGGCAGTTTCTGATCACATCCACGACTGCCGGGAAAGCGACCGCTGGAAGCTATTACCGTGAAGCGGCAGTGTTTGCGATCGCTTTGACCGCGAAGGGTGCCGGGGTCGGCACGGTTCAGGCAATGCTCGTCGATAACTTCCGGCAGGCGATCATCGGCACATCCGGGTGGAATTTTGGGGGTGGCGCTTCTGTGGCAACATCCCAAAAATTTACAATGGCAACCGAGACTTGGGCAACTATTGCAGGTGCTGCGCTTCCGGCTGCCAGGAGCCGTGCAAATGGCATGAGTTATGGGACAACGGCTGCTTATGTTACACACGGGTGGAGTGCAGCAAGTGACGGGGGATCATCCAACGCGCGTTACAAAATGCCTTATTCAACAGAGGTATTTTCCACACTAACTGCTGGTGCTGCAGCAAGGGCAAAATTCCGCAGCGGCATGAACTTTTCATCAAAAGGATTTACAGCCGGAGGTTCAGACACAGGCGGATCGAATCAAACAGCAAATTATAAAACCACATTTTCAACAGACGCTGAATCAACAAGTAATGCACTGACGAGCCCAAGAGAATACCAGGGCGGTGTTTCAGACGGCACCTATTGCTACATAGCAGGGCAAACGGCAGTTACTTGCGACCGGATCACAGAAAGCACGGACGCATTATCTGTGCAAGCTGCTGCTGCACTTGGAACTGCTGCGGCCGGATATTGTTACATCGCATTTCCAGCTTCTGCAGGTTACCGGTCTTATAACAACGGTTCTGGAACTGTATATTCTCGAAAGCTGGTTTTTTCAACAGGTACAGACGCGAATCATTCAAGTTCACCAGCTGGAGACATTATTGCTGGATCACAGGTTACTGATGGAGTGGCTTACGGGTACGTTTCTGGGGCTGCAGCTGCCAATAAGCTGGCTTCTTCAACAGGAAACTATTCATCAATTTCAAATTATTCTGCAAACGTCTATTCTGCTTCGGCTTCTTACGCCGCGCTATAAAGTAACTAAAAACAGGAGAAATTTCATGCAAACCATTGAACTGAAAACACGGCAAGAAAACCTGCGCTCCTTACTGGATGAAATGCAGGAACTATCCCAGGGGCGCAGTAATTTTGCGCTCCGGCACTTCGTTGTTGGCCAGCACGATTTACCCGGCCGCCAGCGCCAGCAAGTCATTGTCGAGCTTCAAGGAATGATGTTCGAGCTGGCAAATCAGGCCGACGAGCTGCGGCTGGCCGAACTGGACATCGAAGAACTGCAAGCCGGGCTGAAAGGCAAAACCTGCATTGACGCCGAACGTATCAAGATCAAAATTGGGCAGAAGGAACGCCAGATTGAGCAGATTAACATTCGACTAACCGGGCAATTGCGGGAGTGTGACACGCTTTACACCATGCTGCAATCAATTCCAAAGTACACCAAAGAGCAATTCGAGGCCGAGGAAGAAGCATATTGGGGAAAACGATTGCCTCGACAATTTGCGCTCGGCCAGCGCGACGTTGGCGGCAATCTGACCGCAATCCTTGAAATGTTCACCGAACCAGGCAAAGAAAAGCCAAGTGTGTCAATTTCTGTCGATAACCTGGTGGCGATTATGGGCCTATCAGAAGAACCCACCAAAAAACTAACCGGAGGTGAAAAATGATCAACGTCGTAATCTCACTTATCTATACCGCTTATGCCATGCTGCAGGCCGAGATTGAGCAGCGCCAGAAACAGGCCGGGGATGTTTCAAAGTTGATCAAAGTGCTGCATATGCTGGATGCTGCAGGCAGAAGCCTGCGTGACGGAGATGCCGGCAGTCTTGACGGTATTGTATTCGCGCTTAATAAAGCCGTGGATGCAACCCCGGCAGATGAAGCGGTGGTGATCCGTAAGGGTGAGACGCTTACTGCTGACAAGCAAAAGCAGATCGATGAGCTGACGAAGAAGGTGAAATGATGGGACTCAAATACAGTAGTTTCGCAATTCGGGGGATCGATGTCAGCCAGTTCAACGGCACTATTGATTGGGTAAAACTGACTGTAATCACTCATAATTTTTGTATTCACCGTGGGGGGTATGGCAGGGTGACCGACAGCCAATTCAAACGCAATTGGGCTGAGTCTAAAGGCAAGGTGAACCGCTCGATTTACTGGTATATGGATTATTACTCCAACCACATCAAGGGCTGGGGTGTGGATAATGTCTCAGATCGTGACTGGGGCCGGATGCAGGCAGACGCCTGTTTTGCAGCTCAAAAGCACGACCCAAGTGTTTATGTGTGGCTTGATATTGAGAACGGGAACCCTGCATATGCTCCTGTTTTATCAAGTGTGGCTACCAGGGCAAAAACCATTGCAAAAGCTTTCCTGGAGCGTATGGATGAGCTCAATAAGAAGAAAAACGGTATCTATTGCAGCATCGGGTTGCTGAGCTGGTTTGATACCTGGTTCAAGGACCGTCCCTTGTGGGTAGCGTGGTACAACGAATCGCAGACCGTGGCATCCGTGATAAAAGCGGTGACGGCTACTGGTTGGATCGGCAAGTGCATGATCTGGCAGTATGCCTCACACGGTGAGATTTACGGCGACGGCGTGGCTCAGGGTCTTAATCTAGGCACAAAAATTAAGCAACTTGATCTGAATGTGTTCATGGGAACTGCCGCGGATTATGAATATCTGTTTGGTGCGCCGGTGGTGGTTGTGGTGACGCCAGAGGATGAAAAACCGGTCGAAGAGCCTGAAGATGAGACTCCGATTGATGTGACCGGCGAGTTTCTTGAGTATGTTATCAACACAAGAGAGCTCAACGTGCGTGCCTTGCCGACGACCAATTCAAAGATTGTTGGTAGTTATTTGTCTGGCTGGCCAGTGAATGTTGAGAAGTCAGTTGATTTGGGTATTGGGAGCAAGACCGGCTGGAAACGGTTGTATGGCCAGCAAGGTTATTTGGCGATGGATCATTTGAAGAAGGTTTGATAAAAAAATCCCTCTGATAAGAGGGATTATCTTTGTTGCTTAGCAGGTGTAAATGAAATCAAAGCGGAAAGTGCAGTGGATTTTTACAGACAAACACGGCGGATTCAAACTGGCTCTTATGAACCCTGAAACACTTCTCTTTGATCAAGATAAAAATGGGAATCCTTATCCCTGGATTCCATCCATGACATCCAGCCAGGTTTATCTGTGGAAGTTGTGGACCGGACATGTTCAGCAGGCAATCGATATCGCTGACGGCGCTGATGTGCTTGCGCTTGACCTTGGCGACGCCTGCCACGGGGTAAAGTATCCGCAGGGTTTGGTCAGTTCAAGGCTTTCTGACCAGCCTGTGATTGCTGAATATAACATGCGCCCTGTTTTTGCGTATAAGAAATTGAAAGCGTTCAGGCAGGTAATCGGAACACAGGCGCATAATGCAGGCGAAGGATCACTTGAATTGACGCTGGCTGATAAGCTGCGGGATAGAAATCCTAAAGTTGATGTGAAGCCTTTGTATCATGGTTTATTAAATTTTGGCGGGGTTACCACTGACTATGCTCATCACGGTCCGTTTCCTGGGAGCCGTAATTGGCTTGCGGGTAACGCAGCGCGTTTTTATTTGCGCGATCTGATGATGAAAGAAATTCAGGAGGGAAACACCCCCCCGACCTGGTGATGAGGGGGCATTACCACCAGGGAGTTTACGAATTACTTGAACAAAACGGGTTCAAGAGCGAGCTATTTGTCTTGCCAAGTTATTCCATGCTGAACGATCATGCCATTCAGGCCACATCCAGTACGAACACGATCACGCATGGAATGGTGGTGGTCGAAATTGAGAATGGAAAGATATTGCGGCATCACCGGCTGTATGAAAAGATAGATGTAAGAACAACAGAGGTGATCAATGACTGACCAAATAATCAAGGAACGTGAAGACCTTTTGGATGAGATTGCCAAAGAATTCATTACAGAACTTCGACAGGAAGGGGATATCTCAGTGCAAGATCTGATGGCAAAAACAAATTATTCAGAACACACTTGCCGAACCCGCCTCAACAGGATGGTGAAGGAAGGTTTGATGCTAAAGATAAAAGTTAAGGGCAAGGTTGGACCAGTAATTGTGTATCGAAAGGTTTAATCGCCTAAGAACGGCGCACGGTAGTTCTGTGGGATCATCAGCGCTCTTGGTGCTGTTAGATCAATCCCCGGTATGGAGTATTCTCCTGAGAAATCCGGGGATTCTTTTTATTTATGGATGTTGTAATCGATGGGGAGGGATACGATCTTATGCCTATATGAGGTGTCCCCGG